GGGCAAATCCCTTAGTGGATTGCTGAGGCAGAGAGTGGCCCTGGGGAGGCGTAAAGAGAGTACCAGGTAGGGTAGTACCGCTACGGGGTGTATCGGCCTCTACGAGCTTTAGAAACGCTTTAGGCGTCTCCATAGCCATGTTATTAAGGTACTGTTCAGTTACACCTAGTTCAGATGCTTTAGCCTTAAGGTGGGTGATGTAGTCTGAACCAAAAGCATTCACTAAAGCCTGCTTGGCTTGGTTCAGGTTGGACTGGTGAACACGTTCCTTTTCAACTTTACTAAGGCGATCTTCAACCAGACGGTCGATATCTTCCATAGTAACAGCCTTAGGTGCATTCCCTTCACCGCCCGGAGGAGTTTGGTTATGTTCCTGGTTCTGGTTATTGGGTGACTGGTTAGGAGTCATCTTCGTCATTAACTCCTCTAGAGTCTGTCGTGTACCAAGTTCTTGGCGGATACCCGCAAGTTCACCCTGCAACTGCTGAATAAACCTGTCGGCTTCTGCCTTTCCCCTAGCTAGGTCTTCTGGGGACTTAAATTTCTTTCCTTCACCTACAAGTTCTTCAAGGTAGTTCTTGCTAGGGTCCGGGGTGTTCTCGGTCTGAGAAGTGAATAGGTCGGTCAACCTTTATCCTTTATGAATGAGAGAAGCTCTTTTGTTTCCTTTAGTGCGGCTCTATAGCCGTTTCTATAGGCTTGTTTGTAAGCCCATGAGGAGGAATCAAAGTCTTCTACTTTGGTTTCTTGGTTTATGGAAACTTCTATCTTTTCCCCTAATAGGTCGTAGAGTCTGGATAGAGCGGTTACTGATCCTCGAATTGCTTGTTCGAGTTTATCCTTACTGGATTGGTCCTTAAGGTGTCGGACCCATGGGAGAGGGAGTCCCAGGTGCACCTCCTAAGCTTGCATCATAGTCATCTGAGGCAATACCTGCAGGAGTCATAGCCTCTACACCAACCTGCTGTTGGTGGGCTTGTGAAAGCCTTTGGGCATCCGCAGTCTCAGAAAGACGAATGAAAGGTTGAACGATTTCGTAGTCCTGGATTTCAAGGAGGTCTTCAAACAATTCAGCAGTTTTGACACCACTGAAGTGAATCTTGACTCCGTCATCCTGACCGATAGCTGACTGGTAGAAACTATTAAGGTTCTGGACTGTCTCCGCCTTTTCAGCAAAGTGTCTAGCTGCTACTGGACGGATACGGCCTGATCCAGTGATATCATCTGGGGAGAGTTGTCTGAAGGTTTCTGTCTTAAACTGATCGTCAAAGACTCTGATACTAGCTTCGGACATATTCCTTCGAGCTAGTTCCAGCATAGCGTTTAGAAGAGGTTCTAGAAACTGTTCTTCGAACTGAGCAATCTTATTGGCAAAGATACGGGAGGCTGCATTCTCTAGCCTCTGGACTTCGTAGGCAGTCTTTTCACCTGGAGTCCTGAAGCCCATAGCTTCCTTTGGTGATCCTGCCATTTCTTCCATACGGCTCTCTAGGACAGAGATTTCGTTATTAGCCTGAAGAACCTGGAAGGGAGGAGCCAGAAGGTCTACATCACCATCGTCACCTACAAAGATTTTTTCGAAGGGACGCCACTGAAAGTCTTCTACGTAACCTTTAATCTTGAGAACAGGGAAAGCGATAAGATCAAATACGTCTGCCTTCAGGTTCTCGATGTGGTCAATGCGGTACTGCATACCGACAAGATTATCCAGAGGACCCATAGCCCAAAGGTTATCTTGTCGTACTCGCCATCCAACGTGGTAGATGGGGGGGTGTCCAAAAAAGGAGGGATTGGGAGCCTTATGGATTATCTTGTGTCTGTCGGCTACGACAATTACGTGGTTCTTTAGAAGCTCATCCGACTCTTCGTCGTAGATGTCTCCGTAAAAAGTGAGTAGTTCGACGTAGTCAGACTGGAGATAGGCACGATAAGAAGTAAAACCATCAACTCGATATATGTCATTCTTGGATTTCTCCGTGTTGGTAGAGAAGTTAGAGGCGTGTTGCCTCAGGTTCTTCATATACTCCCAAAGCTCTCGGTAAGCCTCTATAGTACCTGATTCTTGAGAGAAGCTATCCAGGAGTTGCTTTACCTCACCTTTAGTGAGAATAGTACGGACAACCTTAGGAGCACTCTGGAAGTCCTTAGCCGTAGGGTTGAAGACAATATCAAGGGGAGAGATACGTTTCAGACTAGGACCCACGTACCCTACTTGTGTTTTGTCCTCAAGAACTTGGGTTTCATCTGTCCACTCTACAGTGGCTATAGGATTACCATAGTCAATGTAGTCGAGGATACACTTAGCTAGTTCCTTTTTGAAGCTATCCTGATCGATTACATACTTCATGTAATCAGTAATAGCTTCCTTTTTATCCTTAGTATTAGCGTCCTTGCTTTCCCCTTGCCACACTAACCACTTCCGCTTAGGGAAGAGACTAGCCATATAATTAGAAAATAGGTTATCTCTAATTTGGCAGAGCTTAGGGATAGTAGTAGTATTCTTCCAGGGAAGAGTAGCATTCGTAGTGGTACGAGTATCTGTAGCATAAACGTACCTCCGAAGCTCCTCCCACTGCTTAATCTTCTCCTGTCGATAAATCTCCCACTGCATATACTGCTGTGAGATACGAGTAGCTAACTGATCTTCATTAACAGCAGCATCAATGTCAAAGACTTTTCCGACCATCTATTATTTAAAAACCTCGACGAGCTTTCTCTTCAGGATCATCAGCGTAGTGAGTAGCGCCTACGGCTGCTTTAGGAGTAGTTCCTTGGTAGGAGCCTGTAGCATTAACTGTGAAAGTGTTGTTATTACCTGGGGTTGTTCCTGCACCCCAGGAAGGAGTACCGTCAAGAAGCTCTTCCAAAGTAGGCCGAGGGAGCCCTGAAGGAGTTTTACCCGATGACTTAATATCAGGCTCCATGCTACTACCATCACCATAATTCTTCCATCGCATACCGGCTTCAGGTGTCTGGCCAGTAACCCTAGCTCGTTTATCTTCAATATTTTTAGAGTAAGGTAAATCTTTAGTTTTCATTAGGCTACTCCACCAAATCTATAATGTGAATTCATATCTACTACGTTATTACCTTGTTGCTGATGTCTGGAGAAGGCAGATGACGGGGCTACACACGAGTCTATACAAGATGCTAGACAGTCTTTAACGTCATCGTGAGGAGGGTTGGCTAGAACTAACTCTTCCTCTAGAGTCTGGCAGTTACCCCCTTGGTAATGCCACACCTGCCTGTTGTTATACCTAGGCTGGAGGACGGCCTCCATTCGTTCTTCTTTAGAGCCTTGGTGTCTGTTAGGTTTAAACTCTTCTACTGAGAGAGACAGACCGTGGGTTCTAATGTAGTTTTGTTTAAGGTCGTTTACGATTACTTGCTGAGCGGTAGAGACTTCTGCTCTGATCTTTCTAAAGTCCCACTTTTGGTGGAGCTTTAAGATTTTTCCGAAGTAATCACTAATTTTATCTGATTTGAATCGTTCGATGTCAAGGACGTAGTAGTTGTAGTCACTGTCAACCCCAACAACGACAATAGCTGTGTAATCTGATCTACGTTTAAGGGAGAAGGCGAAGTCAACAGCAGCGAAGATATTGAGTCGTTGGGACTTGAGGTACCACTTTCCCTGGAATCTGCTGAGATATTTTGGATCATAGTATTGGAAACATTCTCGACTGATAGCGGCATTTTCTGCATCGTTAGGATCGTTGTAGTACTGGGCTCTAAACTGGACTCTGTCTAGATATTTAGCTCTCTTTTGGGCTAGAATACGGGCATCAAAACCAAACCATTTACCATCGTACCTTTGTTGCTTAGGCCACAGGAATTGACCAGTACCGTCACCTAGGTCTTCTACCTGACGTTCGAATACTTCGTAGAGGGACTCATTACCAGTGATCTCTCCATTGTCATCGTAGATGTCGATAGACATAGAGATAAGGTCATTGTAGAGGTCCTTGGGGTGATACCTGGTGCCTACAACCCACTCTAGGGCCTCACCAGACTCAATAGAGGCTAGAAGACTGTACTGGCTTTTAACCTTATCCCTGCCTTCCTCTGTGTAGGCATTCTCCTTTACGACCACATCGTCCAGGACAGCAATATCAAAATGAAGGCCAGTAATAGTCGTAGTAAGACCAGCAGTAAAGACGGTGGGGTCACGGATAGCCTCTGCCTTACGTAGGGGGTGGTCTACTTCAATCTCACTCTCAGTCCACTTACCTCTATCGTTTTCGTTAACTCTGACCATCTCTGGCCAGTACATACGGTAGATATCTGAGGTAAGGATTTCCTTGATGAACTTTAACTGCTTAATAGCCAGGGTAGCGGTAGCAGAAACATAGAGGACTCGGACTGCAGGGTTCTTTGTAATCTCCCACGCTACTCGGTAGGCAACCATAGCTGACTTACCATGGTCTCGGGGGAGAAGGACTAGCTGATTGGCTTTAGCATCATCCCTGTTCCACCACTGGATAAGTTCTTCGTGGATACTCCCTAGGACTCTCTGTGGGTGGACTAGACGAATAAAAGAAGCAAGATCAGAAAGAGCCGCCTCTTTGATCTGTTCCCTTTTGTCTAATTTAGTGAGGGACTTTGCCAAATATAATCGACTCTACGTGTTCTTTAAAGTAGATGTAAGCTGAACCGAGACCTAAAACAACAGTTCCTAAGAACTTAAGGCCAATAATGTAGGTGTTGACCTCACTTTGTTTAGCCTTTAGTTCTTTTACATCTGCCTTTAAATCTTCTATGGATTGGAGGACTTTTCCAAGGGTGACTTCGAAATCGTTATCGGAGGACATATTTTCTCAACCGACTAAGACTGGAAATCTGACATGAGGTGTCACTATTACCTGCTGTCCATCCTGAGATGGCTTCGACTTTAACTCTAACCTTAACATGGGTACAGTTAGTCGTATCGATCTCTGCTGAAAGGAACCTGTTATAGGACCGAAACCAGGTGTCTTCTGTACCAACGTATTTAACATACGGATTAATAGCTGGTAACTGCTGAGCGTAGGCACTGTAGGAAAGTCCACCATCGTTAGACGTGGAAATCCAGTATTCGATAGAATGGCCACCTAATTCTTTAGTAGTAGACCTGTATGTAATCTGGAATACATACTCTAACTCGATGGCACTATTAGTTGTTACATCGAAGATTTCACCGTCTACAGGGTACCAGTCATTAGAAGGATTATTAGAACGAGTAAGAGCACTGGTATATAGAACGGTGCTAGGAGTAGTAGAAAAAGAACGCCTGACAACGCTAGGAAACTGATCAATAGTAAGAGCATTAAATAGGCGAAGTCCATAATCCTCTAGTCCTGTTCCGTCCAAGTGGACGGTGTCCACGTTATAAGTTAAATCACCTCGATCAACTAGTAGACGACGGTCTGAGTCAGCAGCTACGTAGTCAACAATCTGTTGTCGAACATTGTCGTAGCCAGCTGGTGCTT